TTATTAAATTAAATTGTTAAAAAGAAAAACGAGACCTGCAATCACAAATATTGATGCTAACTTCATTTCATCAAAAAATTTGTTAATTAATATTTTATTTAAATAAATAGACATTAATATAATTAAGGTTTGTGAAATTAATAAACCAGATGAATAAAATAAGATTTGAAAATTGTTATCATATACCAAAAAATCACCTTTTTTAACGTCTCTAGAAAACTCTACGTTTACAAGATCTTGTAATTTCCTTGTAGACTCTAGCTCTATAATGTATTGACGAAGAGCATCAGCGTCTTCTTTGTATTTTGTACCGTCAGGAAAAACAGCACTTTTAAGTCCAGTTCTATACCCGTAGCAGTTACCTGCGTCGTTGTTTGTTAGATAAAATGCCCCGCCTCCGGCGTTTGTTGGATAAAATGGATTGTATCCTTTATATGAGTTAGTAGCCATTAGAACGTATCGTTAGTAGTTAATCCGCCATAATTATCGAACTCACCGTCGGCGGAAGCGGTGTCATTATTTGCAACTAAGCCATCTCCTTCTGCAGGACTTGTAGCTTCGTTTGTATTTGTAAAACTAGAGAGACCTCTTGTAGACTCAAGAGCATCTACAAGCTCGTTCATCTCATACGCGCTGTCTGGAATAACCTCTTTGACCCCTTGGGTTTCTAAAGCAAGACCTTTGTCTGAGTTTCTATTAAGTACAATAGCTTCCCTGTTTGCAAACGGGAACCCGCGATCATTACTTCCCTCACGAAGTACCCACTTATTAAGAGAAGGATCAGTAAAGCTCCGGCCTCTCTGATAAGAGCTCTTTGTCATAGAGCAACCAGATCTCCAATAAGCATAAGCTTCTTGCCATTTAAACCCAGTACTTGGGCTACCCTTAGCAGCCCACATCTCTAGTTGCTGAAGCGCTTTTTCCGATGCTTCTTGGACTTGAGTACGTGGCCTTAATACATCTAGATAGTACCTAGCAATTGTTGCTTGAGTTCTCCTATAAGAACCAGCAATTAAGACTTTTCCTTGCGGCGGAGCACTATCTATATAATTGTTAATTAGCTGACCTGCGTCATTTAAGGCTAATTGAATCTTAGTAACATCAATATTGTTTCCAGTTGGATCTTCAATGTTAGATAGCTCTACAGCTTCTTGAAAACCAAACACAGAAATAAAATAATCCACTGTGGCGGGCGAGCAATTATTAGCGGCTCCGTGTATATCTCTAGGTGGTTGAGGACCTGACATAGATCATATTTTCTTCTGTTTTACTTTAAACAAAAAGGGCCGACCCGAAGGCCAGCCAGTTTGTCAAGTTTTTAACGATTGATCAGACGCAGTTCTTAAGAATAGCGCCAGCGCCAACCTTACCATTTTCGCCCATGCCGACTAGCTCGAATGAACGCTCGACAAGGATGTCACCGGTGAATACACGGCGCTCGATGTTGAAACGCTCAGGAGTAGCGATAGGATAACCAGCAAGAGTGTAGGTGTATCCGAAAGCAGGGTTACCATAGTTTGCATCCAAAGCAGGAGCGAAACCATCGGTAGCACCAGAAGGCTGATAGAAGAGAACAGCAATGTTGCTATAGATGTTCTCAAGAGCACCAGTGGACTGGTTAAGCTTAAGACGACGTGCAACACGAATCTCGTCAAGGCCAAAGATGTTGGCGAGAGTTGCTTCGTTGACGAGAACGCCACGCTGCATGAAGTCTCTGATTCTCTTGTTACGCTTGAGGGCGTTAAAAGCATCAGGTGAGATAACCATCTTATTAGGATAGGTACCAATTTGAGCACGAACAGCTTCCTTAGCTTCGTCGATTAGAACTTCGATGTCAGAAGTAGCAGCGTTGAACTTGTCTGCACCAGAGTTATGAGTAGCAAGGTCAAACACGTTGTCTGTTTCATAAAGAGTGTCGTCTTGGACAGCAGTTGCAACGGTGATCTCCCATGACTGCATGAGACGATTTGCAGCGTCCTTAGCAGCGTACTGACGAAGGTCAAGCTGAGCAGCGCCATTTTTGGCTTCTGCAGCGATCTCTTCAGCAATTTCCCAGCTAATCGCTTCCTGACGGAGCGAGAAGCTTCTGGTTCCGAACTCGTTCTGGATCTTCTGAATGTTAGTTCCAGGAGCGCGGAGGAAATTCTGAGCGGCAAAGGCTTCCTTGCCGAATACGAGTGTACGGCCAGCGCGGGTATTCATAGATACCGCAGGACCGAAGAATGTAGCTACGCCTTCGGCATTTTTATAGCCTTGGGCAAGTTGCGTAAGAATAGGGTCAATTACGCGTACCTGATCTAGATTCATCATGATTAATTTTCTCCTTTAGTACCTATATCAAACGATTGCGTCGGCTAGCTTGACTCTGATGTATGACCCTGCAGGAGCAGAGGAAACAGCATCAAGAGCTCTTCCTAGAACGACTCTTCCACCAGTAGTGCCAGAATCTTGTGCTTTACCATCTGCGTCTGCGGAAACAGGTCCGTCAAGAGTAATGGTTTGTCCAGCAAGTACTTCAACAATTGCGATACCTTCGGTAACGATAGAGAGAAGGCCCTGGTAGGGGAATACTCCGGGCTTAGCGGGAGTCGTGGATGGGTTTAGTTGACCTTCGTACACGGCTACGGAGCCGTTGTCAACTTGATAGCCCGTGGCGGTGAGTTGTCCAGCACCAGGAGCATCATAAACAGAAACACCGGCGGCGTAAGCGAAAGCCGCAGGATAAGCACCAGTACGAGTTACGAATCGGTGAGCAGCAATAGTAGCACTCGTGGATACGGTCTCGACATACTGGTGGTCAAAAGACATATAGCGTGGGTCAGTTGCCATTAGTAATTACCTCAGTTATTGTTTTCAATGACAAACTTAACAGCAGTTAAGTAGTCGCATTCGTTCTCTTCTGCATAAGATAATGCATCGGCGTGAACGTTAGCCGTGTTTGGATCGTAAGCGTATCCAGAAGCATTAGGCTCAACCGACTTCGACTTTTTAGGAGCCGATGCTGGTGTTGCAAATTCTTCAAATGAAACCATAGAAGGTAGGGAATCAAGAACTCCACGCATGAAGTCAAATTGAGATGCCTTACCGGTTTCAGAGAAATTCACAGAGTTCTTATGGTTAAGAGTCTCCATGAAACGAACAAGGTCACCCTTAGGTACAACTTGTTCCGTAAGCTTTCCAGACTCATAGAGACCTTCAGCAAACGAAGAAATTTCTTTCTCGCGAGCTAGCTTTCTTTGCTTATTAAGCTCTTCCTCGAGTTCGGCTACACGAGCGTTGAGGTTGTCAACACTCTGATCTCCAATGGCAGATTCGCCATGGTCTAGAGATTCGGTAGCCACAGGTGCAGCTTCTTCAGCGTGGTCGGCTGACTCTTCTTTCTTTTCTTCTTTAACCTTTTCGGACATATCGGATTTCTCCTCTTCATCCTCTTTCTCTTCTTCGGCCATGTCAGTCTTAGTTTCTTCCTTGGCTTCAGGAGTTTCTTCAGAGTTATCGCTTACTTCTTTCTCTTCTTTCTTTTCTTCGGCATTATCAACTACTTCTTCAGCGTGATCGGCCTCTTCTTTCTTCTCTTCGTCGTCTCCCTCTTCTTTACCTTCTTTCTCTTCCATACTCTTTTTGAGTCCTTCTGGCATTTCGCCATAAGAAGACATATCCTTCTCCATCATGGAGCCGGCTTGTTTCTTGAGAGCCAGTGCTTGGAAGAGCTCGTCTTCGTCGTACTCGGCAGCTAGAGAGGCAATTTTCTTGTCGTTATCTTCCATTTCACCAGAGATATCTTCTTCGCCTTCCTCACCAGCAGGCTCTTCGCCTTCTCCCTCTTCATCACCCATGCCTTCTTCAGCAGGAGCTTCTCCTTCTTCTTCAGGGGCTTCAGGTGCTTCTTCGCCACCGTCGTCCTCTAGACCCATGTCATCGCCTTCGCCCTCGGCCTCAGGGGCTTCAGACTCGGCCTCAGGAGCCATTTCTTCTTCTTCATCTGTAGCATACTCCATCTTATAGTCAGCTGGAGCGCCTGTTTCATCGACTTGGTTGCCGGAATCATCGTATACGGAAGGCTTGCCTCCGCCGATGTTGATGTTGACGGTCATAGAACCCTCGGCATGATCAACGTTCTGATCTACCGAGACCTCCTTGACGGGTTCGTCAACGAGCTTCTTTTTTCTAGTCATAGTAGATTTGTTTGTTTCTAAGGCTTCTTTAAACGAAATAAGGGTCTCCCCTTCCTCGGGGGATAAATTGATAATTTTTTCTTCGTTAATTTCACCTTCGGAAAATGCAGTTAAGCCTTTCACAGCTGGAATAGAAACTAGCCCAAGGTGGCGAAGTGCTAATTTTCCGGGGTGGGGATTTGTTTCCGCCTCGGGTA